TCATTTCCTTTTTGCCTTTCGCTTCGGCACTTCCCCAAATTTTCCCCCAGGAAGCGCATTGATTGTGTGGCCAAGCTCCGCGACGTTCGTGTGTGCGTAGCGCATGACCATGCGGACCGATTTCCAGCCGCCGAGCCGTTGCAGCGCGCCTAGATCGCGGTTCGTCTGGTAATGCCAACTCGCCCAGGTGTGGCGGCAGTCGTGCGGCGAGAAATCGGTAATCCCGGCGCGGCGACATGCCGCGCGAAAAGCCGTGCTGATGCGAGAGCCGGCCGAATGATCCTCGCCGCCCTTGGGCCGCTCGTATGGCGCGCCATCCGGCCGGCGGAATACCTCGCCTTCCCGGTGCGGGAGGTTCGCCAACGCGGCGATGACCCTCGGGTGCAAGGGCACGCCGCGCGGCTCGCCATTCTTCGTTTTCTCGAATGCGACGTGCGCGCGTTGCAGGTCCACGTTGCGCCAATCGAGCCATAGCGCCTCGCCCATGCGAGCGCCCGTGTAGAACAGGAAGATCAGTAGAGGCTGCAAATGATCGGCCGCATTCTCGATCAGCCGGTCTGCTTCCTCGAGAGACAGCCAACGTACCCGCTCGGAGCCGGCTTCCGGCCGCTCGATGATCGGCCGCGAGCACCAGCCCCGCCGCGCGGCATGATGCAGCACGGCCGATGTCGGCGTGTAGAATTGGCGGTTGCGTGTTGCAGCCGTGGCGTTCGGAAAAAGCTTTCGCGCTCCCTTGTCGATAGCGTCCTGGTCGATTTGCGCGAGCGGCGACGTGCCGAAATGGCGAATGATCGGCTCAAGGAAACGCGATGCTCCGCCCTGTTCCAGATAGCTCAAGGCCGCCTCTGCAAAGGTTGCGGTGGCACGACGACCGTAGACGGATTGCGCGAGCAGCTCGGCTTCGCGCTTCGCTCTGATTTCTTCGGCGATGCGCTTGTCACTAGTGCCAGTGCTTTCTTCAACGCGAATTCCGCGGATGGTGCCGCGGATGATCCAGTGCGGCGATTTTGGCCGCCGGACAAGTTTGAGGGACATGGCAAGACCTCATACAACCGGTTGCAGTCCTCAGCACCAAAGATGATAGCGCGGCCCATCTTACGGCCGATCCCGTGCTTGCGGGCGACCTGAAGAATGACCGCCTCACTCACGGGAAAGACGTTGCCGGCGAGTTCACGCGCGAGCCGGAATGTGGGCCAGCTTTGCCCGCCTTCCGTCATGTGCGCTTCGCCGGCCATTCACCACACCCGATACGGCGCGAGCATGGTTTCGACCGAGCCGGGAATTTTGCTCACGGTCGCGCCGACCACGACGCTCTCGCGGTTGTCGTACATCGTCGCTACCTGGCGCTTAATCGCGGTGAGGATCGGCGCGGGGACCGTGCCGGCGGCCGGGTCCGCTTCCGTGTCCACGTAGCCCGCACGAAAGCGGATCGTGACTGCCTCGGGGCGCGGATATGTCACCGGCCAGCGCTGCCCGTATGCCAGAGCGATCCGTGCCTTGCCGAACCCGCCCAAGCCCACGACCTCATAAATCGAAGCCGAGAGCGTTTGCAGCGCATTGTTGCCGTCGTAATAGGTCACGCTCTGCACTTCGATCAGCGGCGGGAGCGGGATCGGAATTTCGCAGCCATCGAAGCACGGCAATTTGTAATCCCAGACTTGCGATATCAGCGCGCGGCCGAGCCATCCGTCCCGCCCGTCGAGGTTTTGCACGGCCGCATCGATCATGCCGCTAATGTCCGCGTCGTCGTCGGCGAAATCGACGCGCATCGTCGTCTTGACCTCATCGAGGGACACCGGCACGGCGCTCGGTCCCGTCACAAGATAAAGCGGCATGGTGTCACCCCTGCGCCGGCGAGCGATCCGCAATCGGACGCCCGGTCTGTTCGGGTTGCATGTTGGCAGGCTCGAAATACGTCTCCCCGCCGGGATCTGTGCGCGGGTTCTGCTTCTCGAATTTGCGCAGCTCGTTTGCGTTGTAGATGCCGACCTCGCGCGCGATACGGTACGCCTGGAAGCGCGTGAGCATGTCGGACCGCAGCAGCAGGTCCACGTCGAATTCGACCTCAAGGCTGCGGCGCGAAAGCGTGGATAATAGGCTGCGCTCGATCTGCCGCTCCCATTTCGTCAGCCAAGGCATGATCGTGTGCGAGTAGAACCAGCGGCCGACCTCTGAAATCGAGCTGTAATTCCCGCCCTGGAAATCGCCGATCACCGGACCCGGCACGCGATAAATGCGCGCGAGCGCTTCGACCGAAAATCGGCGGCTTTCGAGCATCTGAGCGTCGTCGGGAGAGACTGAGATTTGCTGCCATTTCAACCCTTCCTCCAAGACGGCGACCTCGCCGGCCTTATCCGCGCCGCTGTACGTCGCCTTGAAGCTCTCGCGAAGGTTTTTCGATGCTTCCTCGCCGATGTGCTCGGGATGGCTGAGAATGCCCGACATGCTCGCGCCATTGCGGAAGGTGGACCCGGCATAGCGTTCGGTCGCGAGCGCGCTGCCAAACGTCTCCCGCGCCCGCGCGAGCCGCGACTTGCCGACGATCCCGTCGTCGCTGCGATCCTTGAGGTGGAACATTTCCTCGGGCAAAAGCCGCCGCGTTCCGCCTTCCGGCAAGCTCACGTCATAGGCGAAGCGCCCCGTGCGCGGAATGCGGACGATGCTCACATGATCGGGATGGAAGGGATTGAGCGCGACCGGCGCGCCGCGCGCATCGCGCACGATCTCGGCGTAGCCATTGCCGCGCAACAGACAATGCGCCGTCATCATTTCGATGAACTCGCCGGCCGTCTGCCGCGCGTTGGCGTCGGTGCCGAACAGCACAGCAACCGGATGGTTCGGTTCCTCCGCGCGCGATCCGTTCGCGCCCTTGCGGTAGACGTGCGCCGGCAGCATGGCGACCGTTTCGGAAATCACCTGCACACAGGCGAACACCGTGGAGAGATTTTCGGCGAGATTGGCCGATACCGGGACGCCGGTATCGGACATGAAATCCGCGCCGGTCCGCAAAAGGTCCCAGGTGCTCGGCGCGGATCGCTGTTCGGTGCTGATGGTGCCGGCCATGGTCAAACCGTCTCCAGGAAGCGACGCACCGCGCGCAAGCGCGGCGTCGGCAGGAATTGCAGTTCATAGGACCGGCGCGCGACCGACGTGTCGAGGTAGGCGGGTTGCGCTGTGACCGTGATTTCGTGCAGGTCCACGTCGAGCAATTCACGGAAAACCTTGTCCCCGCGAACCTCCCAACGGTCCCCGCCCTGCGGCGTCGAGAACGCGAAACTTGCGCCCTTCACGTCGCCGCGTTCGACGCTTACGAGCAGGTCGCGCGCCGCCGTCGTGTCGGGCACATCGATTTCAAACGCGAGGCCCTTGCTGTCCTCCGCGAGCCGCAACGTGCCGGCCGAGCGCCGGCCGAGCACCAGTTGCGGCATGTGCTGCACAAGGGCGAGCGGATCGCGCTGGCCCTTGAGCGTGCGCGTAAAAGCGCCGGGCTTCACGATTTCCGTGAAGCCCCCCAGGTCTTGCGACGGCGAATTGAACACCGCCGCATAGCCGGCGAGCTTCGGGGAGCTTTTGCTCCCCTCCGCCCGCAGCTCGATGCTCATTCGGCGCTCGATCATGTCGTGGTCATGTCCTGAATTGCGGCGAAGCTGGCGGCATGGCGGACCTGCACGTCCACGTCCCGCATGGCCCGCACGATCACGCGGCCCTTGGCATAGGCCGTCGTCTCATAGGGGTTGAGCAGGATATCGACGCCGGTCCAATAGCCGATCAGAAGGTCGGCGAAATTTCCGAAGATCAGCGCCGAGCAAACGCCCGTGCTCGTGCCCTTGTCGAGATTGGAAGGCACGAGGTTGGTGCTTGCGAGCGGATAGCCGGCGAGCTGCGCCGGGTCCTCTTGGATCATGCGGCTGTCGGTGCTCGCAACCCGCACGGTGCCGCGCATCTTTTTGACCGCCTTCGGGTTCGTGAGGAAGGCGCGACCTTCCGCGTCGGCGGTTTCGAGCGCGGCGATCAGGTCAAGGACCGACTGCCACGTCGGCGCGCCGCCGTTGGTGCCGAGCGCCACGTCACCAATGCCCGACGTGTTGAGGATGCCGGTCGGTGTGTTGCCCGTGCCATCACCGCTGATGGCCTTCCCGTCAATCGCCTGAGCGATGACGGACGCGAGATCGTTGCGCACGATCTGTTCGATAGACGGGGAAGCGTTCAGCAGCGTACGCCGGCTGTAGCTCGTCATCGCACCGACCGTTTTCGGCGAGAGGGTCACGTCATCGACCGTCGCATCCGTCTCGGAAAGCGACCCGTCCTCAGCCACCCACTGCGCCGACGAGCTGCCGGTCTGCCGGGGAATATCGACCGTGCCGACCAGCCCATCGAGAACGGTCGCGCCAAGCCGCTGAGTGACCAGTGCCGAGCGCAGCCGGTCGATGAACAGGTCGGCGCGGTGCGTGTTCGGGATAAGATCGGCCGCGCTCGATCCGGCAAGCAGCGTCCGCTGTTCCTGCAGAAAGATTTGGTCGGGCACCGCGATACCCTGGAACGTGCGCCCGCTGCGCCGCGCGACCTCTTGCGAAATCTCGCGCTCGAAAGCGGCGTCCACGTCCCCGCCGCCAACGTCGCGCGGCAGGGCCGCACGGATCGCCTTCACGACCGAAAAGTCGCGCGCGCGTTCCTCGAATGCGCCGTCGCCGAGCTTCCCGTGCACGACGGCCGGTGCGCTGCGCTCGGCTTCGGCAAGCGTCTGTGCGCGGCCGATCCGCTTGTCGAGATCGGCGAGCTCTTTCTTGAGATCGCCGAACTTCTTGTCCTCGTCGGCCGTGAGATCGCGCTTTTCAGTTTCGGCGAGATCGGCAAGCGCGCGCATCGCCACGACGGCGGTAGCGCGAGCCTCTTGCAGTTCGTGGAGTTTCATGTGTCAGTCTCCGTTGAAGGAATGCGCGCCTCACGGCGGGCGGGTTGAAAAGTCCATCGGGCGGCTTGCGCCGCACAGGGATTTGCGCGCCTCACGGCGGGCCAAACGAATGCGAGCATGGGCGATTGAACCTCTTTGAATGCCGACGCTTCCCGCAGGCATCGCCCTTTTCGTTTTCGGTCGGCTCGCGGCGACCTCATGGAGTGCGGGAAGCAATTTCATTAATCGGCGCGTTCGACATGCACGAGCGGCCGACCGGCACGTCCTGCAAGCGCCTTTCCAAGTGCGAATTGGTCAATCACAACGACGGCGCCTGTCGTGGCAGCTTCGCTTTTTGTCGCGCTGAAACTTGCGTCAATGGACTGGTCCCATCGATGGGTGCCATCCGCCCACCATACAAAGAACCGCGCCGGCATGACGCGACCGGCTCCTCTTACCCGCCCATGTTCGCGAAGGATTTGCCTCGCAAACGTGTTTGCGGATGCGAGCCACGAGGCCGGCGCACCGCTTAGGTCGAATTTGTCGCCCGGTCGTGCTTTCTCGGCGATTTTTTCAACAACGCGATGCAGGTCATCTGCACTATCGCCGGCACCCATCAAATGTTCAAATTCGTCGTGTTCGCCTTCGTAGGCGTCACGAAATTGAAGCGCGTATCCGACGATGCCGATGGCGAGCCAATCAACAACCTCTTTGCCCTGCTGCGGGCCAATCCCGCGATCCGCAAGCAGCTTCAGTGCCCAAAGCTCGGCGAGGGAGAAGACATCGAAACGCGCGTGACCGTCGCCTGAAGGCAGGAAGCCCCTGCGCCGCCAGTCTCGTTGCATCACAGTCGCCACGTCCGTAATCCGCTGCGCCTCTCCGGGCGTGAATAGTGTGAGGATAGTTTTCATGGTCGGCTCCGATATAGCGTGGTACATACCACGATTTTATTTCCGTGGCAAGCCCCACGCTCTCAGAGCTGTGGAAAAAACCAGCCCTGGCAGCTTCGGCGCGCCCAAGCGCGCAGGGCGAGAGGACTGATATCGGTCAACCTTGCTCAATTTTGAGCAAGGTTAGCCAAGATCATGCCGCAGAGATGTTGAATGTCAGCCGTCGCACCGTCCGGGCGGCAATTGACGGCCTACGCAGATCGCGCAACGATAGCGCCGCGACCGGGTGCTACCAACACCCGGCCGCGACTTGCCACCAGACAGCCATAGGCGGGCCGTCCGATGACCAATCCCAAAATATCACGAGAGCGCGCGGTGAGTCCGCCTTGGCGTCAGCAACGCACAGGAAGGATGCCGCATGAAGCGACGCAAAGATTACCGCGATAGCTTCGATTACAAGGGCTTCGCGCAAAGGCTCCGCACTGTTCGACTATCGCTCGGCCTCACCGTGGCGCAAGCGGCAAAAGCGGCGCATGTCACGCCTGAGACGTGGCGCCACTATGAGACCATCGGGCGTGGCAGGATCACGATGGCGATCCTGATGTTCACGCAAGTCTACCCGGTCAACCTCGATTGGCTCATCGCTGGCGATGCAACACGTATCAGCCCGACACTCAATGGCCGCGTGGCGTCCAACGTGGTGTTTCTCCCGGTCCGCAATGACTGGCGGCGCGCTTCGAAAATATAGGATCACGCCACCTTGACCGACACCAGCCCTCGCGATTTGTAGATGCTCTCCTTTTTCGGGGCGACCTTCACGGCCGCGCCGATGGCCATGACAGAGGCGACGAGGCCGTCAATGCGCCCCGTCGCCTTTTCCTTGACCAGCTTCCGCGCACCAGTCGGATCGCTGACGGTGACGGCGTTTGCGACGTTCCAATCGAGCACCGGTTGACCTGAATGCCGCAGCTCGCGCCGTAGCACGGCCGTCTCAAACGCATCGATTGCCGGCCCCATATCGCGCCAGCCTTGACCGAATTCTAGCAGCTCGATCTTCACGCCGGCCTCGTCCATGAGCCGCTTGATTTCATCGAGCCGCCAGCGATCTGCCGCACAGAATTGCACGTCGAATTCCTTGGTAAGCTCACCCATGCGGTGCACCACAAAAGCCTTGTCGATCGCGCGGCCAGGCGTGGCTTCGATATGCCCTTGCCGCTGCCAGAGGCGATAAGGCACATGATCGCGCCGCTCGGCTTCCTCAAGGTTGTCTGCCGGCATCCAGAACCAGGCGCGCAAGTCGCCCGTCTGCGGAAAGTAGGCCGCGAGAGCGGTCAAGTCCGTGGTGCTCGAAAGGTCGAGGCCCAGGATGCAGCGTTGCCGCGACAGCGCCATTTGACCGAATAGGCCGTCGCCTTCGGCGTGCTGGCAGGCGCGCCAGTCGCGCGCATTCAGGAAGCGCGCCGTGGCGTCGACCGGCTGATTGAGATAGAGCAGCCGGAATGCCGGCTCGCGCGCCGGCAGCGCCTTCGCCTCTGCCGCCGCCGCGCGCATTTCATCGAGCGAGCGAAAATCGCCAAGCGCGGGATTGCAGGCGAACCATGTTTCCTCAGACCAGGGGTCCGAGTCATCCGGCGCGCTGTAGATCACGGGTAGGAACGTGTCGTCGGGGATCACACCATCGAGCACGCGCCGGCCATACTGAACCAGCTCGCTCATGACGTGGTTTTTGTCGTGGCTTTGCGTCGAGATCGCCACGAACAGCGGCTCAGCGCGTGCCGCGCCACCCGTGGTGAGCGCGTCGTAAAGGTCGCGCTTGGGCCACTGCGCCAGCTCATCCATGATCGCGAAAGAGACGTTCAGGCCATGGGCTTTTCGGGCATCGCTCGATAGCGCTTCATAGGTGCTGCCCGTCACCACGTCCTCGAGCGTCTTTGAGTGCTCGCGGATGATGATCCGGTCGGCGAGCTTGTCGTCGGCGCTGACGAATGCGATCAACTCGCGCAAGATCAGCGCGGCCTGTTTTCGGTCTGCCGCCGCGCTGTAGACCTGTCCGCGCGGCTCCGCTTCCGGCCCGACAAGGTGACAAAGGGCGAGCGCAGCGGCGAGCTGCGTCTTGCCGTTCTTGCGCGGGATCGTAATCAGCGCCTTGCGCTTGCGGCGCCGACCGTTTTCGTCGGTGGCATAGAGCGCCTGCACGATCTTCCATTGCCACTCGCGCAGCACGAATTTTCGGCCCGCGTGAATGCCGGCGGTAATGGTGAGGCTTTCAATGAAGGCGCGGACCCGCTCGGCTCGCGACAAGCCGGGCGTTTCCCACGGCTCCGCTGCGCTCTTGCGGCGCCGTTTTTTGGCACCGTCGCGCTGCACCGGCTTTGCTCCAATTCCTCGCAAACCCATGTTTGACCTCAAGTAAGTGTGTGCGGAGGTGCCCCACCGGTCCGCGACCCGTCGCGCTCCGATGATTGAACCCCCCTTCGGGGTCCGCCGGTAAACCACGGGTGCGCGGGATCGCGGGGCGTGCCGTCCTCAAAGCAGCCCTTCACCACGAGGCGCCCGGCATTGCCGCGCTCACCTGTGCGCGTCTCTTTGACGGCATGGTCGTGCGCTTTGCAGAGCGAGCGCAGGTTGCCGAGCGTGTCAGCCCCGCCGGCACGGCGCGCCTTGATATGGTCGACGGCATAGGCCGGCTGCTCGCAGCCCGGCACAACGCATGTGAACAGGTCGCGCCTCAGTGCTGCGGCCCGCAGGCCGCGCCATCGCTTGGTCTTGTAGAAGGGATCGGATGGCATCTCACCACATCCGCCGTGCCGTGAGTGGCCCCGACCTCGCCCACGGCACCGCTCGGTCGTCCGCTTTCGGCCTGTCAACGCGCGCAAGCGCCTCTTTCTGTCTATCTGTGTTCTTCGTGGTGCTCACCAAAATCGGGGATTTGGACCCTATGCTCCTGTGCGCTATCGGCCCGCGCTTGATCCACGTCCTCCATTCCGGCGACGTGATCTCGATCAGGTTCGGCAGGTGCTTGCGGCCGGGCACCGGACGCTCGGTGATCCTGATGTGACCGAGCCGGCGCGCTTCATGCAGCGTCGTCTGTACCGTCGTGCGGCAGACGCCAGCCAATGCAGCGATCTTGTCGATTGGCAGGTCGCACACCCCCTGGCGCTTGGCCTCGCCAGCGATGATGCAAAGGACGGCACGCTGGCCTTCCGTGTAGTGGTGCCGCAGAGTATCGGGCAGCGCGCTCGATCCGCCTAACCGCCGCCGCCGGTCGCGTGACGCCTGCCGATCCGGCGAGCGCGGACGCTGGCGCGGCGTGAAGCGGCTGGCGCGCCGTTTTGCCGCCGTCGCTCCTGGCGCGTCGGGGATACTGTTCGGATCAACCCCATGCGCCTCGCACAGGGCGAGGAATTCGGCGGTAGCGTTCGGGAGCGCGCTCATCGCTCGCCCCCATCATCCAGCAAGCCAAAGTCTCGCGCCGCATCCAGCGACCGCGCCAGCGCCTCGGTGAGCGCCGGCAGGTGCTTCGTCGACAGCGTGATCCCCGACTTGCTCGGCTTGAGCGTGGCGCCGTCATGGAACCAGACCCGGACGTTGATGGTGTATCGGCCGTTGTACCGATCCAGCGCGACCCGCACGACCTCGCGCGCGTTGCGATCCCATTCGGCGATGATGATCGGAAAGGCAGAACACTTGCCGAACAT